TTCTCTGATGAGGTGCGCCGACTTCTTCCGCTGAGAATACTCCTGCCGTTGCTCGGTAACCCACTTCTTCCAGGCTTCTAAGGACATACTTGAGAACGGATTCTCCATCTCCTGTTTTGCTTGAGATGATGCCTTCGACATTCTCAAGAAAGACAACTGCGGGTTGGCACTTTTCGATTCCGGCAAGGATGTAGGGAAAGAGATGTCGCGGATCTTCTGTTGATTGCTTTGTCCCAGCATTTGAAAACGGTTGACAGGGAAACCCACCAGATAAGATGTCCACGCATCCACGAAATTCTTTGAACGGGAAGGTTTTAAGGTTCGTGTGAATAGGCGCTGCATCCAGCTCTTTCGTTTCAATCTTGTCAACCAGGTTTTGGATAGCGAAGGCTTCGATCTCCACATAAGCGACTGTTCGGCAGTTTGGCAAAACGCGCCTAAGTCCGATGTCAATTCCAGCGTATCCTGAACACAAGGATATGTGTCGTAAAAACGATTTGGTATTATCCACATAAATTTCCTTATGATTCGTCCTTATCGCGTTTCTGATTATTGTGAAAACTAAATAAAGTGCGGACCTGTTCTTTTAATGATTCCACATCAGTCCACAATCGGCTCAAAATAAAAATCATGGAACCAAGGCCAAACGCCAAGGGCCACAAATCCGATAACAGCCGTACAGTATCGATCATGCTACCAGGCTTTGCATGACCAATACCGTGCTGAAAACTTGTCGTTGGCACTGTCGCATTTGTGCCGGGCCCTAAACGATTTTCTGTTGCTAGGACTGCTTTTTTTTATTTTCATGTTTTGATCACCAAAGCGCACCAACTTGATTGTGCTTCCCTTTTTAGCTAACACCGCTGATTTTTTGGCCGCATCAGGTGTACGTTTTGGTTTGTTGTACCCAGCAAAACTCATACCCCGGTATTTAATTCTGCCACTGGGTGTGCGTTTAACTTGCGAAGTTGTGGCCATTTACGTTTTCCGCGACATACGCTTTTTTGGTTTTGCACGGGCCATTGCTTTTCCAGTTTTCTTTGCAAACGCTTTAGCTTTTTTCATACCGCTTTTTGTGTACGCAAATTTCTTACCACTGACATTCGGCATTGTACTCTCCTTAACAGTTTAAAAATGAGTATAGGTTAACCGGGTATAATACCCTGGCCGCTGCGACTTTTCTGATCAATCGCGTACTTTTCCAACCTCGCCTCCAAATCTAATTCTTGCAGCTTTAATTCGGCGTCGGCCGCTATTTTTGTTCTCTTTAATTCTGCTTCAATCAACATTTTTTCATAGCTTAATTGGAGTTTTTGGATATCGGCTGGGCTCATTGTGTTACCAGCACTAATCTGCACCTCCGCTTCTTTTAAGGCTAAGCCTCTTGCTTTTAGTTGCAATTCCATCATATCAACTTGGAAATCCATCTGGTCTTTTTGTGCTTTGCGCTGGGCCTCTAGTGTGTCCTTGTCTGGGCCTTTGCCCGGTGGTTCATACCCCACGGGTATCTCACCAAAATACAGTTCCGGATTTTTTATGCCACTGGCCTCTGCCATATCTTGCAGGGCGCGTGAGTATTTGTTGAGATCAACTAAAGGTGAGTTAGGACCAAATTGCGAGATAATTGCCTCCTGTTTGCCAACAATCTGATTCATCATGGCCATGTCACGATCTTTGTTACCTGTGCCCAACCCGGTAGATATCGACACATCCATATCCGTGAACATTTCCCATTGCCGGGGATCAATAGCCATCGCTTCACCATCCATGCGTATAATCCGACTGTAATCCTGATACTTTATTAATTGCTTTAACACGCCTTGAAACAACTTACGCATTCCGCCGTCAGCAAATATTCTGGCAATCATTTCCACTTTACCCAGACTGGCGCTGTACGCAATATTCGCGGCCGTCGCAGATTGATTCGATAAAGCGTTTGGGTTTAATCCCATGCTTTGTTTTGATACGCCTGTCCGCGCTTCCGCCTGTTGATCAAAATGTTGCAACATGGTTAAGGCTTGGCTGCCAACAAACGGTATTGGTATTTCTCTGATGGTGCCAGGCTTGTCCACATACACAGGTGCACCAGGGCTTAAATTTGTAAGTTGTTCTGGATTAATAAGGTTTTCAAACACCACCTCTCTCTGTGGCGTCATCGCCAGATAGCCGCTGTCGAGCATCATTCGTGTCAACACCGTTTGTACTTTTTGGATCTCTGTTAAACTGTCGGCTGGACACCGCCCGAAAAACAAATTGGGGATGGGTTCTGGGCAGAAATCACTAAACACCACCTGGCATTCGTAAACCTCCATTTTTAACACTTCGACAACATTTTCACCGCCGCCAGCAACAAAATACCAATCTTTAACGCCTGTACCATCATAATCACATTTGATAATGCCTTCGTGCACTAAAACTTCACGCAGCATTGGGTCTGGGCTGTCAGTGCGGTCGCGCTGTGTATAATACGGGTCGTTAACCTTTTGATTATAAACGCGGTCTGTATAGGTTGGTAACTGGCTAATCGCATCCTCATCGTATCCGAGCGCCAACAGATCACCAGCTCTTTTAAAGGTCCGGTGCGATTTCAACACCGCATCTTCCAGATTGCTGGCGTCACGGCTAATAACAAACTCATCCCAATCTATATTTGTAATTTTTACCGTTGAATTGTTAATTGTGCGCTCAACTGTTAGGTCGTGCACACTGACAGCCAGCGTTTGACCAGGGACCATTGGGTTTGGCCCTTCCATTTGCTCGACTGTATGCGCTTTAATTTCTAATTCTGGGTTTTGATCCGTTTGCCCCACCAACTCCGCAAACTCTAAATCCGACAAGCCCTCATAGGTTTGTTCCGATTTCACATAGTTTTCATCGTAATAAGATTTAACAACACCAACTTTACCAACCAACCCGTTCCAACACCAATCTCGGATAAGCATATCCCCCTGGTTGTCTTTGCGAAAAACACAATCGTTAACATACCGTGTGATGAGATCAGCAATGTCTGCATCTTCCTCTCCAACCGGCTCATACACCGCAATATTTTTACCACTGGTAAAAACGCGCATTAACGATGGCAGCATCATATTGATGTAACTGTTTACAGACCGGTCCGTAACACTGCTTCGCCCGGCTGCGGACGGCACATCGTTCATTATACCCAGGTAGTATTCGTAATTTTTGTTGCGATCATCCGCAATAAACTCTGTGCCATTAATGTAGGTCATCGCATCCGTGATTTCAGATCCCAGCAGTATTTTTAACTGCTCTTCACTTAATCCCTCGGTTTCTGTAGGATCAATCATCGTTTCTGTGATTTTCTGATACTCGACACCCTCATCGCCTGGCTCTAGCGTCAAATCGTCCTCATCAATGAATTGTGCTTCTGCCACTATTTACAGCCTCTTAATATTGAGCTTACATTTACGTTAACTTTAGTGCCTGGGTGACTCACCATATACTCAACCACCTTTTGTAAATCAGATTGACCAGGCTTCACGTCCACACGCAAAGTGCTCCCCGTTGAAAACCGCCAGTCGTCGCCAACACGCTTACATTTAAGACTGTGTTGTTTAAAACCCTTTTCCAAACTGTCATACGTTTTTACCACAGGCGCTTTCTTAACTGATCGTTTTGGTTTTTCTACCGGTGCTGTATTGCTATCAATTATGCTATCCATGACGTATCAAACTCCATTTCTCTTGGTTGTTTTTTCTCTTTAAAACCGATGGCTAGATATCGAAAACTATCCGCTGCATGCGAAGACCAGTCATGCAAAGGCTTAACCTTAAAGGCCTTGTTTTTTTCGTCATACGCGGCTCGATATTGTTTTAAAGCCTCGATCCCTCGATCACATTTTACGCTGTCAAAATAACACCGCCCCAACAATACACGGACCGCCTGTATTCCATCGGCCACACTTAATTTTGGACACACAGTGGGTTCTAACCCCAAGTTTTTTAATACTTCCAAACGGCTTTTCCCTGTCCCCAATTCTTGCACTTGAACGTCATGGGGCAATATATGTTGCCCGTAGACATACGGCTTGTTCTTAAGTTCTTTGGCATAGTGATCCAGACCAACCCCGGACGCTTCGTAAAAATCAATTAAACGCACTTCATTGCCAACAAATTGCGCAAACCAAATACTGGTGCTGTCACCAATCCCAAGGTCCCAAGCGGTATGCACTTCCAAGGATTTATCGTAATGAATTTTTGTTATACGCTTTTCCTCAACCGCCTCACGCATTTCCGTGCCGTAGTAGGCGCCTTGAATTGCCGCCTCAAAACTACATTGATACTCCTGATTGTATTGATCCGTACTTAAATCATGTTTTGCCGCGTCCAACTCACTTTGTAACAATAAATTAGTTTCGCTGGCTTTAAGCTCCAGGGCAAACCAGTCTTTATCAATACACGCCCGTTTATACATCTCATAAAAATTATTGTGTCCCTTCGGTGTGCCAATCCAAATACACCGGCCTTGCCGATCACTCAGCGCTGGGCGTATCACCTCGGCAAAGGCTCTAGGGTCGATGTCTGCATATTCGTCAAGCACAACACCATCAAAACCCAAACCCCTCAACCGGTCATAATTATCAGCACCGTACAACCGTATACGTGACCCGTTTGGCAGATCCACACGCAATTCTGATTCATTGACGGTGGCGCCCAGTTCAATAAAAGGCTGCACATATTCCCGGAGGATTTGCCAGGCTATATCTTTAGATTGTGCGTAAAACGGGCTGATAAAAGCGTACCGCCCGTCCTGTTTTAAGGCCGCCCACCGAATTAAATGGTTTATGCACGCTGTTGTTTTGCCAGCGCGGCGATGCGCCACAATAACATTCCATCTTTTTTTTGATTCGTGAAACGTCTTAAAGGCTTTTCTTGGCTTGTAACTCGATTGCAATTTCATTTCGACGGCGTAATATCTTTAATTTGTTTCGCACTTTGTTTTGGTGTTTGGTATGTGCCCCATGTGTATTCCATTTTGACCGGTCTGTTTTCATCACCGACGATTTGCACAGTGGCTAAATCTGGTAATGTTTTCCGTAATAATATCTCAATGCTTTTTAATCTGCTGGCAGACAATTCCACCTTTAATTTACCAAGCGCGTTATCTTGCAACCGGTCAATGAGCTTGGTTGCCTGGATCCTTTTTCTCCGGGCATCGTTTTTATCTAAAAGCTCATTATTTCTTTTTCTTGATAATGTCGCCATTAATTGTTTTACCTCCAACGTTTTGATTAAAGTGTGTGTTTGCACACCATGTCATCATCTACGCAGCTTCCTTACCACACCACCGCAAATTCATATTTTTATCAGCATGCAACCCGTAGCCAGCAGCCAAACTTGGTAACAGACCAGAGCCGTGCACCGTAATATTTACCGGTTCAAATATTCTACGCTCCATAAAATCGCCAATCTTTTCTACCATCTCCACAAAATCAGTACACTGCTTCGCCATGTGGCTATTCGTCGTAAACACTTCGGTGCCAATTTTTGATTGCAGCGCCATCTGCCCTTCTTTTGCGTCCGGCGGCTTTGGTTTTGCATACGCATGGGCTTGCCCATCTTTATTCAACGAGCTGTCGAAGCCAAACAACTGAAAATCCCTATAACCCAACAGATACCCAACCAGAATTGCCCGTAAACCAACCGTCGTTGCCCCTGGCACAACCTTCCAAATCCTGTCTTGATATTCTTGTTTTAAGATTTTGGTTGGCCACTCCTCATTGTAATAATCCACCCCGGCATGCCACAGCACCACATTAAAATCTGCCAAACTGTCAAACACATCTGGATGGCACTGATTGGCTATTAAATACGTGCAATTCTTATGTGGTTTTTTAATATAATCCGCCACCCAATCTTTAGGATCCAGCAAGCACGCATAATCCGGTTTAATGCCTTTTTTTAACAACCAATCGTGTGTTTTGTTACACCCCAACACTTTGCTTTTCTTACTCATTTTGCGAATGGTTTTTAGTGTATCGTGTAAACTTGGACCGCCGCCGCAAATTAACAGTTTTCCCGTACCTGTATTTTCAATTTCACTGATGTCCACCAGCTCGCGGTCCATAACCGCCCTGGTGCGCTCGATAAGCTCCCAAAACGGCAAACGGCCCGTTGCTTTATGTGCTGGTGATTTAAGACTGTCCGTTACATCCATAAACCTGTCCGCCACCCAATTATATGTCCTTTCGGATCTACCATAAATTTGTTTTTATGAAAATCACGCGGTGCCCAGGTCTTATGCTCATACGCTTTTTCTAAATCAAACGGACAATCAAAATGATAACCCTTTTGCAAATCTTCGAGCGCGTCCGGCAACGTCACATCGTTAAATTCTGGCATCGGTTGCTGCTTTGCCGCGACAACATGTTCATAAATGTTTTTTGTCACACCCTCACCAAAATCTGCCGATATCCCAAGCCCCCCACTTCCCAACCGTACAGAAGGTGTGGCTGCCAGGTTTGCGTCTAACCCTGTTCCGCATCCGGAAACATACACCACACACCGGGCATCGTTTAATCGCTCATTAAAAGGCGTTCTGTCATCAATTTCCCCAAAACGCTCCCAAAACGTGACATCTTCAGACGGATGGCAGCGAATGAGGGGTTTAAGTTTTTTACAATCGGCAATAGCTGTGCGCGTCCACCCGTAACCATCAATCTCATGTTCTATTTGACCAGCAAGAAAATCAAAAACGGTTTCACTGGCTCCGCCCAAAACCCTGACGGTGCCCTCCACCATTTCTGCAAACGTGCGCCCAAAATTGTTTATGGTCCCGGCCATTGTGCAGATAATCACCCGGTCGCCATGGCTTGCTGTTGGGTAGACCAAACTGCGAGGGTTTCCAGTCACAATTACAGGTGTTTTTGTCATTTGCTCATAAAGCGTTTTTTGCTTTAAGTTGTGCGCACAAATTAAATCCGCACTTTCCAAGCAACGCTCATCTAAACTGGCCTGATACAGCCCAAGGTCCGAGCGCATAGGAAACAGCTCTTCATCCATCAACGCGATTAAATGGCCAGCATTTATAGCCTCTTGATACACGCCAACATCTTGCGTGTTCGCAGATTTCCATAAAATCACACCGGGCGGCAATTCCCCCCAGGTCTGCATTGGCCATCGCGCACCAACCACCACCTTAAAACCTTTGGCGTGCATTTTCTCGGCTAAATATTCCCGTGACGGCAACTCTCTGGCACTGATTTCCACCGGCAAGTAGATAATTTTTTCCACTTTTCGCTGTTCGTCGCGAGCGCTAGGAACAAACTCTGGTTTACTCGCTAAGCCCTCCATAGACCGGCGCAACAAACGTAGATATAATCGTTTGGCCTCATCCAACTGCAAACTTTCCAAAGCAGATTTTGCTTGCGTCGTTAAAGCCACTAATTCTTTTTCATTTTGCACACGGTGTGTTTCTGGCACCACAATACTGTCAAATTTATCTCTAAATTTTTGCCGACTAGGATCGCTGTCTTTAAATTTATCGGCTCCAGAATTACACCAAATAATCGCGTCGTCAGAATAATCGTAATTTACAGCCATTGGCCCCAAAACCGTAATTTTTGTTTTAAGTCGTTGCCACACAGCCCAAAGTGCCGCCTGGTCAATTTGCCAAATCAGTTGGTTTTTTTGCCAAAAATAATAAATATAATCTGCCACCGCCTTCCAATAGGCATTGGCTTTACCCACACATACACTCGCGTTGCACACATTCCAAGGTTCTAAGCGCCCTGGGCGCAGTCGCAAACCGACATCTGAAACTGGGAGGTCCGTGTGACATCGGTTTGCTATAGCGTCCACATCCAATAAAACGGATGTGCAATCGTTTGCTTTCATAAATTCATACCAACGTATGAATCGCACGGAATGATAGTACGCTGGATCGGCGTTGCAGTGCTCAACACTTAATCCTATTTCCTTGTCTAAACTCTCAATAACCTTTTTTGCATAACTTACGTCCGCATCCATCAAATGCACATGCGCTGGACCGCGTAAACTTGCCAGCAGCTTGGCCCCAAACCGCGTGAAGTATTTACCGTCACAGGCTAAAAAAGCCGTCTGGTCTTGCACCTCTGGGATTTTTATAACGGTATGGACGTCAAACAGATTATAACTTAAATAACTTGGTATCTCTTTAAGCGTGACAACACTTCGCACATCTTTTTCGTTCCTCCAGTGCAACTCCATGGTTTCAAAATGGTTGTTTAAAAAACACTTAAAACCCTTATCATGACTGGTAGGTTTCATAAATCGAAAACCAATATCGGTTTGGTCTACCGAATGATGTGGCGGCAACCCGTGTTGTTTTCGAGCTTCCCATTCTCGTTCAACAATATTCACGTATATGTCCTTCTATAAAATCGTGTAGATTGCTACCTCTGTGCTTTTTACAAACACAAAACCAAACATTGCCAAGGCGATGGCAAACAAAACGCAAATACCAAAAGCAAGGCAAAGGTCTCGTATCTTTTTTTTTCGCAACAGCTCTGCTTTATATTCTTTGGCCTTCGCTGCGCGCATACTAGCGATTTCCGACTGGAGGCCCTCCCAGGCTCCAGGCTTGGCATATAAAAGAAAAGCAGAGCGAAGCTCATCACGCAACTCATCTTGTTCAGCCTTTTTGAAGTAATTGTCTATAGCATTGCTTTCCAGCACTCCCAGTTTTGCGAGCAAGCCTTTTTTTTTAGCTTCACTGTGTGATTGCAATGCCGCCTCTGCCTTGCCATATTTGGCTGCGGCCGCACTTAGTGAGGAAATATCTTTTCCTATTTTAATCGCGGACATTATGCTTGCATGCGCAGATTTAATAGCCGCAAACGCTAATAGTGGATCCAAAACACACCTCCTTAAAAACCTCCGGCTGAAGATAGAAGATATAAGAGGTCAATTTTAAAGAGGATGCTCCAAACCGAAAAAAAACGAGCGCCTAACACGACGCTCGCTTGAAACTAAAATTAAACATTCGCACGCCAAATGCGAATACAGATATCAATGACTTAATCAGGACAAATACTATGGATAAAAGACCAGATTATAGTGACACCTTCTACATTTGGAATTATGTCAATGTTGCATAATTTTGTAAACGCAACAAAACAGGGTTTTATCAGGTCCAAACCTATGTTTTTCTGTTTTTATGGTATTTATTTTTGATACCGGTAGCCGTTACAGCCGTTACAATTGCGCAAAAATAAAGCCATTTTTTTACGCGCAAAGCCAAGCCCAGCAAGGGTTGTAACGATGTAACGGCTCCCTCGAACAAACCAGAAACATTGTGGTGTTGCTCCTACCCTATGGCGTGCGCCTATGTGTTAATGTGTTATTTTTGGCAGTATTGCAGGGTTTTTTAGACATATTATCTGTTATGTATGTGTTATTATTAACAGATGTAACACCATTTAATTGTTGGTTAATCGTTTATTTAATGTCGAGTGGTAGTGGTTTCCGCTACGCCTGGCACGTTATAATGTCTTTTTTCTTTGGTGTTTGGCTTCTTTTCTAAAACCGTTCTATAAATATCGCTAAAGATGGCCAAACTGCATTTTAAGTTGTTCATCACAATCCAACTCACACGCTCCTCCATCGACAGCTCCGATAAAAAAGATGTGTGTAGCGTTTTTATTAAGGGTAGCACAGCAAGACGGTTTCCAATTTCTGCTACCGTCATATTTTCTAGCAACAAACATTGCACACATTTATAGCCCCAGTTAAAGCTTACCAGTTGAGCAATCATATCGTATTCAACCGCCGATATATCGCGTTCCAAAGTTTTATACGTTTCCAAACTGCTCAGTAAGGAGTTGCCCCGGTTTAAGACTTTATGAAACCGTGTTGTGTTTCGATTGAATGTTGATTTTAGCACCCATGGTTTGACCACTTTTTCATAAACATTTGCTTGATGCGGTGATAAATTGTCGAATGGTGTTTTGTTTTTTCCCCCCCTCGTTTTTGTCTTTGTATGAATAAAGTTATCAAAATCTATTAAATTGTTGCGGCGTAAAGCCTCATAAATACCGCGCAGTGTAATACTGTGTTGGTAATGCTCCTCTGACAGCATATTGTTGTGATACAATGTTAAAAGACTATCCTCTTTCAATTTTGCAACCGTTTCTGGCGTTGGAGGTACAGGTTCATCGTATGAGCGTCTTTTTGGGCGTCCGCGTTTTGCCATGCTAATTTCCTCTCACCAACCCATGTTTAACAAGATATTTTTCCGGCACGCACGTTTTTGCCTGGTCCGGCGGCGGTCCCCAGTCGGTGGCGCTATTTTCACGATGGTTCCATATGCCGTTTTTCCACATTGCCATGCGTTGGTCCCAGGGGTCACTGCTCTCGGCACTCATGGATTCTTTTTTTGTGGCGTAATTGTTTTCGCTTAGTTTTTGAAATGTGTCTGGTTTTATAATAAAATCAAAACTTGCTACAAAATCCCGATTATTTTTGCCGAGTAAAAAACTAGACTGCGAAATTTTTTGAATGACCGTTTTAAATTCCTCATCGCTCACATTCCTAGTAATGCTTATTAGTCTTTTTTTTCGATTATCTGTAAGTTTGCTTGGCACTGGTAAGTTGTTTTCCTTGAAAAAATCCTGACAAAAAGAAAAAAGCGCGGGTATATCTCTTGCTTTATCTTTGTGGTTGTAGTTGTGGTTGTAGTTAGCTAGCTTTTTGCTAGAGCGTTTGCTAAGCGGATGCTGTAGCGTTTGCTTAGCGACCGCTACAATGTGTGGTTCCGGATTGCTTTGCACGTTTGCGGCCTTTGCTTTTGCCCGGCCACCAGCCCGACCGTTTGCTACGGCTTTTTCATATTTTAAAGCCGCTTTTGCCAATTCAGATTCGATGCGGCCATGCACCCAGGTGTTCTCTTCAATGGTAAAAAACTCTTCAAGGGTTGGGCGCATCTCTGCCCATTGTTCCGCACTGCATCTCGTAATCGAGGCTAAATACTTATCATCATTTTTTAACGCTTTCCTAGAAATCCAATAACTGCTTACGAGCAGAAAATACGCGCCATGCTGCGCCACGGACAGGTGCATGGTATCAGCGATCCAATCGGCAAAATACATCGGCATCCAAGCCATTTTACTTTTCTGTGATGTCATAACCAAATATCGCCTTAAATAATTTGTTTTTTAATCGATACGTGCTGTTTTTTTTCGTGATCGCGCTTTTTACATCTTCTGTGACATGCTTTGCGTTACCAGATACAACCACGTCATAGTCAAAATCGGCGCTGTATTTACAGATGTGCTTACCATTGACGGTAATTTTATAGGTCTTTTGCAATTCTAAGTTTTGTATTTTGTTGCGCCGTTCCAGGTCTACTAACTCAAGATACCTGTGCGCTTCCTTTTTAGAGTCAAACACAATACCGTTGATCACGGTTTTTTTATTCCTGTATTTTAACAAATTCTTTGCCCACTTTTGTCAGAAAACACGCCCGGACGCTGCCTATTTTTTTGACAATAAACCCCTGTTTCATCAAACTCTCGACAATTCGGTGTATGTTTGCCCTGCTCTTTATTAACAAATAATCCGCAATTTCTTGATAGCTCGGCGGATACCCTTCGGTACGTGTGTGCTGGTTGATATACTTTAAAGCATTAAATTCATTTTTTGTCATTCATCGAGCTCGAACAACATCGCTGGTGTTTTTAAAACTTTTAGTGTGTGCTGCACACTGCCGTTGTAGGTCAGATATTTTTTTGTTTTAAATTTTCTCAGCGTATAGCGCACCCAACAATTACTTTTTGATATTCCGACAGAAATATCAGCAACACTCGGATTGTGCCGGTGCTCGCGTTGAAATTGGGGTATAAATTCTAAAAGATTGCGTTCATTTTTGCTTATCATTACGGCCACCCATTTTTAATTATGCCTAAACATACTATTAATAATTATTAAACTGCAAATAAATATTTAATAAAAACGCTGTTTATCGGTTAAAAATAATTTTTAGTAGATTTTTAGTAATAAACTAGTATACTTTTCTACAACCTTTATATATACCTGTATTAATTTTAAAAAAGGGATATATGTAGTGTCGAGAATAGCAACGAAACGCAAGATGTTGAAGTTTACCCATCAGGAAATGGCCGAGGCTATTGATGTGACCGTCCAAACGTATGCGCGGTTGGAAAAAAATCCCGATATGTTCCGGGTTGGTCAGTTAAAAATCTTGGCGCAAATTCTAGGGCTTAACGTTGCAGAGGCCATGGATACAACCGCTGTTGTAGAAACTACGCTAGACCGGAAACAAATTCGTATTTTAACAAAACTCGTTGCTCATGCACTTGAAGAAAACCTGCTGCACTCAAATCATTTTTTGAGCGGGTTTGATTTTTATGATGCGGTCGATATATGTACAAAAATAGCCATCAAAATGAAGTGGAATGAAGCGGATTTTAGAAATGGTGCAGCTATGGCTGTGTTAGCGCCAGTGTTTGAAAACAATATGAAAACGGCAGAAACGCAAGGTATGAGCTGGCGCCAGGAACACTTGAAAACCTGTACTTTAAAATAAACTTTTAATATAATTGAAGGTTGCCGTAGTCGGAATATAACCCTGTAAGCTCGCCCTTATAAAACCCGTAATAATGAAGCCAACAATAATTCCTTCCAAATAAATATAGCTTCTTCGGCTATAGCCAAATTGACGAATACGATCCACCCAGAATGGGTTTTGTTTTATTTGAACGCGGCGCGCCATGATTTGTTCGAGCCGAATCCTGTCATTATTATCTAATTCACTCATTATTTTTAAGCCTTTATTAATAACCATTATCATAAATGCTTACACATTCTGAATATGTTGGCAATAAAAAAACTGCGCATAACAGCCAAATACAATTATAGATTAATATTTTAATAATATTAATGTTGTTTATAGTTATGTTTAATAGTATGTTTTTACCATGAATAAAAATATAAAACAGTTACAAACCGATGATGATATCATTAATGGCTGCAAAACCGCTGTGAAAAGTGAAATGCACAGTCTAAAAATACATTTGATATCCGAATTGAACAAAATTGACAGTACCAACACAACCGCTGAAATTGCCGGTATTGGTGCCTTTGTTACCGATGCCATCGACGATCTTTTAGACTGTTTTATTGATCCTGTGCAAAAACGCTTACTGACCGCAGAGCAGCGCACTGCTGATCGGTACGAGCAATCAAAAATTGACCAGGCCGTTGCAGATTGGAAATTTAACACATAACACTGTAATTTTTGGGAGGTATTATGCTGGAAACACTTGAAAAGCAAAATGTACGAATTTTAGAGACCGGCTGCGATATGCCGGATGGGATTTACAGTGTCGATCAATTGACAGACCGGGACTACCATGCCTTGCCGAGAGCTTCAGCCACCTTGTTTAAATACGCCATCAACGATCCGATGGAAGCCTGGACAAAGAGCTGGTTAAACCCAAACCACAAAAATGATGCCACCGACGCCATGCGGCTTGGCACAGCCTACCACAAATATTTTTTAGAGGGCAAAGACGCTTTTAATAGGGATTTTAAAAGCAGTCTGCGCAAACAAGATTTTGAAAATTTATTGGTAACATGCGCGGACATGAAAGATTGGCTCGCAAAATATAATATAACTGTCCCCAGTAAGGCCTCTAAAACGGACCTGATAACCCAAATTGTGGCACAAGAGCATGCACCGCCCATCTGGGACCTTCTGGTTGCCACACATAAGAATGCGCACAGTAACCGTCAAATTTTGAAATCTGAGCACACCCAAGAAATTATGTTTGCCCACGACCTTATTGAGAAGGATCCCATTGCGTCAAAAGCCATTAGTGGCGGATTACCGGAAGTAAGTTTGTTATACACATTACGGTTGGTCGAAGATGGCCCTGGTCACGAAACCTACAAAATTAAATGCAAAGCCCGAATTGATTATTTAAAATTTAAAAGCCTGATTGATCTGAAAACTTTTAGCAATCACATGTCGCACCCGATTATGCGTGTGATTAACAAAAACATCGTTGATCGCAAATACAATGTGCAAGCGTGCAGCTACATGCAAGCCTGGCTACATAGTGTGCAAAACGTCCGCGACAACAAAATGTACGGATCAAGTGGTTTTAAAGCCTACTTAATCGAGGCGGCAAAACATACCAAACAGTTTTGGTTTTTGTTTCAGCAAACCAAAGTGCCTAATGCAAAATTAATTAAATTTCCGAATGTAACGGATTGGTACAAATGGGGCGACGAACAATTGCGGCTCGGTCAATTAAATTTTTGCCGCAAATTTTATGAAAATCAAAACGCCCCTTGGACCGCCAAACCGGAATTAGAAACCTTCGATCACGAAGTCCCGAACTGGAGTTATGAAATATGAGTTTGCCAGAGCACATCCAAAAAGTATTGCGCGAGAATGATATGCCAGTCGATAGTGTTTACAAGCACAATCAAAGTGGTCAATACCTAGTGAAGCATTGGGCGCTAGAGCAGATTGGAAATAATTTAGGCATTACGTTTGAAAAGCCAGAAGTGTTGCACCTCGACGCATCTAGTAAAGAATGCGTACTGTTAATCACCGGGATTAATAAAAAAGAGCAACACTGGTCCATCGGTGAATCCGCGCCGTACAACACGAAAATTAATTACCCGTATTCCATGGCCGAAGCCAGGGGCAAAGACCGGGTTGTTTTAAAGTTTTTAAATTTTAAAGAACATATTAGCTCTGAGTTTGAAAAAATAGAGAGCAATGGCACACCAGAAATTATTGATACGGAAAGTTTAACGTACAGCCCAGGGGACAACCATGAATAATCCAGAAAAACCAAATCTGACACCACCGAAATCTGTCGAAAAAAAATTATTGAATGCACGCGATTTTCAACACGAATATGGTCCGTGTCGCACCCAGTTATGGAAACTCATCAACCAAGGTGACATTAAAGCCAAAAAGGTTGGCGCCAAACTGTATATTGACCGAAAAGACGCCGAGATTTGGCGTGCGAATTTGCCAGCAGCAGACTAGCCCCAACCCACCCACTCACCCCCCTCTGTAGCCGTTACAACGTTACAACGCGCAGTATTGCTTGGGTTTTATGTAACGGCAGCGCCAGCAAGGTGTTACATGTAACGCCCAACCGTTGCCGCACAGGCTTTTTAGGTTGGCAACACACCTTGTAAATTAAATCTAGTGTAAAGATTTTGTTTTTTTTTGATTCATTACACATGGCAGAAAATAAATGTTTTTGCCCTGGCACACTTTGTTACAAAAATCTGTGGGATTCTTCAGAAAAAAAAAGAATGCAAAACCCCACAGTCAAAATGCGTTTTGATTTTGGGTGTGGGGACAAGGCTGTGCCTCAAAAACGACGCATGAAAATGCAGTAAAACGTTTCCAAATAGCGCTTTTTAATAAAAAAATTTTATAGGAAGTAGGATGCGAGCGTCTTACTTTCTGGCAAGGAAGTTTGTAGACGCTCGCCCTAAGGTAGAGGTGACCATACATACACCCCACAGGCACGATTTCAACACAACTAGCACAGGAACATTCTTATGAGTAAGTTACCCCCGATAGATGACGTGTCTGCTATAAAATTATACTAAAACCGCAATCAAAACTCAAACACATAGAATAAGAAAATACACTGAAACGAATATTCATTAATAGTGTTTGTATCTGTTTATATTAATTTTTTTGGAGGGTCCATTAAAGGGTCTATCTAAACGTATATAGTTAGATGAAACCTATATTTTCTGCCATTTCTGAGGAATATGACACGCTACTCCCCGTGTTGATATTGTCTGTTCGTAACCTTTTATAAACTTTAATATTCATGTTTACTGGCAGTATTCTGGGAATTACAAGTTTATATCTAAGTTTATCTTTTCACATCCTTTTTTCTACTGGGTCCATAAAAGGGTCCACTGGTCTTCTTTTTTTCTTGGTGGACCCCCTGCCCGTGTGTATAATGATTTTACACTTTTTGATTGGGAGGTCAAAATGCAAGTGAATCGGTTAAATAATAAGACCATTGCATTAATAACACAGTGTCAGTCGATTACAAAAGATTTTTCGGACGGAAACAATCTAATTTTACGCGCCAAGTCTGGCAATTTCACCTGGGTTTATCGCTATAAAAAAAATGGACAAACTCGCCGGCTGGGGCTTGGCCGATTTAATGACGTGACATTGAAACGGGCGCGGATAAAAGCACAAGAGCTGAACACTTTGCGAGCCACAGGTGTTGATCTGCGCATTCATTTGCATGAAAAGAAAACAGCACAGCGCAAAGATCGTTTGAACACCAAGACGGTCCAACAGGTTTGTTTGGAATTTCTCGACAAGAATATTGCTAGAAACTGTAAACGCACGCTTGATG